TAAGTTCTTCGTATACTAATTTTAGTTCGTGTCTAAGTGAATCGTAAGTTCGTGTAGATCGCATAATATCCGCGTAATCGATCACGAGTAAGCTCGGTTTGAAATCTTTCATTGCTAGTTTTTCTAGGTGATTTCTAATAGTTACGATGCTTGCCGCGCCCGTAGGATATTGCTTAATTATCAACCTTCCAAAGTCATTATCTGAATAAGTTTCGAGTATTTTTTCCTTATTTTGAATAACATTTGAAGATGGAATATTACACAAATTACTGTCATATCTTATACCAACTGCAGTTTCAGTTAACTCAAAAGTATAATGAACTACATTTTTTCCTCGTCGTAAAGCCTCAGCACCCATAGCAACTAAATAATGAGACTTTCCAACACCGGTATTTGCCACAACTACACCAATTTCACCTCGACCAAGACCACCATTTAAGACGTCTTTTTTATCTAAGTGACTAATGCCTGTCGGACATGTGGCACGATCGATAAGTTGAAAACGTGCTTCGTGATCTTCAAAGAAATTGTGGCCTAAAGTAGAAGAATTACCTTTGAAAACAGCGTCTTTCATGATGCTAAGAACAGACTCATAATTTTCTGATTTAATTGCCTTGACACTATCTTCTAATGCTTGCTGTAACGCTTGCTTTTTACAGAAATCTAATGATTTATCTTTCACATATTTGAGATCACTTAAGTTAGGGTTTGCTTTCATGCGCGAAAGATATTCTATCACTTGTTCACGGAGAATAACATCATCACCAGTAGATAAATCATCCTTGATAATAGAAACTAAAAGTTGGAGTGTGGGGAAATTTCTATATTTTTCATGAAAACTAAAAAATCTGTCACAAAGAAACTGGAGGTATTTAAGTTCGAAATAATCGTATTTCATTACCTCCATCATTTGTGAAGCCCAAGAATGATCATCTAAAAGTGCTTGAAATATTTTTTCTTGAAAGTCTTTTCCGTACTTTGAAAAGTAATTTGGGTTAATGGGTGCATTCATCACAAAATTTTTCCTTGTTTGAGGTTTCTAAAAAGATACCCGTGTTGAAGTATGTCTATATTTTTTATATTATTTTCTCTTAGGTATTTTATTGCATTCATATTATTCCATGAAGGTTTAAAATTTTCAATGCTTTCATCAAGTTTTTTAGTTTGCATATGCACCAAGTTATCTACATCCAATCTGACTAGTCTAACGTTACGCTCAATCAACTTTTCATTATCTTTAATGGATTTATATATCTTTTTCTTTGGATTGCTCTGGTGTTTAACGTCGTTTTCGATAAACAACTGGAATGCATTATTTTCGAAGTCTTCTCTTTTAAATAATTCTCCGTATTCTTTTACCAAAGTTTTATAGCCGGCTCCTGGTACGCCTGGAATATTATCAGACTTATCTCCTACTATTGATTTAGCTAGGCAGAAGTTATGAGGATGCACACCATACTTTTCTAAAACTTTATCCGTGTTGATAAATGATTTTGAGTTTGGAGAGTACAGAATGCAATTTTCGTCAACGAGCTGATAGAAATCATGATCACCGGTGACGATAACTTTATTCTTATCTTTAAGCTTGTATTTTGAGAGGTAACCAATTGCATCGTCTGCTTCTGCATCTTCAATATAGACCTGACAAACTGGTAAGTTACCAAGTATCCCTACCAAATTTCTGATCTGAAAATTTCTATTCTCTAACGTGTCTGGTATCTCTTCTTTACTGTAGTATCTATTCATTTTCGCTGGTCGACTACCTTTTTTGTAGTCTGGATAGAGATCTCGCTTTCTCTTAGAACCTCCCCCTTCCCAAACAACAATGACGCCTTCAGGTTTACACTTGTCTATAAGGTTGACGAGATTGTAGTAGAAACCCACAATCCCACCAATTTGTTCACCGTTATCTGACATTGCTGGATGTGCGACATAATGCCGCATGAAGACATTGAGCGCATCAAATATTAAGATTCTATTCTTTACCATTATATGTCATTCTCATCAAAGTCTAATAATAGATTGCCAACTTCTTTTACTTCCTCATACGACTCTGGGTCGATATCGACGCCATCTGAGGTGCCCATCTTTTTAATCATTGCGTCTTTTAAGATGATGTCAACAATAGGTCCCCAGAAGTTATCTTCCATAACTTCGTTGAATTCTGTCTTTCTAAACTTTTTAGTTTCTATTTCAACACCATTCTCGTCCATGATCTGAATTGTCTTCCAGCCACCAGTACCAGAGACTAAGTAACATCGACCTTCGTGAGTCACCATACCATGCTTTCTTAGTAAGTCAAAAGTTTCTTCGTGTTCAACGATACCTTTTCCAAAATGAATTTGGAATGCTACTTTTCTGAACGGGGGCGCAACTTTGTTTTTAACCGTTTTAGCCCAGACATTAATGCCGATAACGTCGTCCCCTTCTTTGATCTGTTGTCCCGCTCCCAATTTGATTCGTATAGATGAGTGAAAAGGGATTGCCTTACCTCCGGGTGTAGTATCAGGATCTCCATACATAACTCCTACTTTTGTTCGTATTTGATTTAAGCAAACTAAAAGACTGTTTGTTTGCCCAATCACACCTGTAATTTTTCTCATGCCTTTAGAAATAGCTCTAGCTTGCAGCCCAATACTTTCTTTATCATAGTCACCTAACAATTCTGCCTTTGGTGATGAAGCAGCAACGCTGTCCCAGATAATTGTAACAGGTACGTCTTTATCTAGTGCACGTGCTTTAAGAATAGTCTTTTCAGCCAAGTCGAGCACTTCTTCAGTGCAATGCGTATCTACATATACAAATCTTTGCGAAACATCCACGCCTAAATTGCCTAAATTTTCAATACTTGTTGCGTTCTCAGTATCGATGTAAACAACAATACCACCCATCTTCTGAGTACTTCTTGCAATTTGTGTGGCAATGTGCGATTTTCCAATTGATGGAGGCCCAAACATTTCAACAATGCGTCCTTCTGGAAAACCTCCGTTTTCTTGATTTGCACAAATATAGTCTAACAATTTAGAACCGGTAGATATCCAGCGTTTTACTTGTGTTGGGCTTTCATCTTCTGCTAAATTGTAAGCAACTTTTGTCTTGTAATCTTTATTTAAAGACTTTATAAGTTGCGAGGTAAAATCATCTTTTTTTCCCATTATTCACTCCTAGTTTATAGGAGTATTATACATAGGAAAGCGCTAGATTTTCAAGATAATCCTGAAAGTTTTTGCCACCTTTTTAAATTATATCCCTCGGATAAAAACTCTTCTCCTTGCCCAGAGATCATGGCATTTGCTGTGCCTTTAACAGCTTGACTCAAGTATGAGTCTTCTCCTTCTCTCTTAAGTTGTTTATAGAATGTGTAAAGTCTTAAGCCGGGTTCGATGTTGGAATTAGGATTAAGATAATTAGAGAGAAAATAATAGACTAAAGGCCCACCTTTTTCTTTTATTTCGCCTAATTTACCCTCGTCCGGATCTGATTTAAAGGAAGTTTTAAGAAGAGAAGACAATTTTCTTCCGGCTTCACCCGATTCACCTGCTAATTCAAGTAAAAATCTTTCGATAGGGACCATAGATCCTAAAAATCCGAGAACAGCAGTTGTCAAATTGGTGCCGGCTTCTACAGCAACTGCACCAGTACCAAAAGATGCAGCGCCTGCACCTGCAGCCGGGACTGCTGCAGCAACAGTATCATAGGATTGGACGATCGTTAAAATCAACTTCTTTAAGTTTTCCAGAGCAGATTCAAAATCTTCTCTTAGGATCTGCCTGTCATCTTCAGGCAATCTATTAACCCTAGACATTAAGTCGGCATATTCAGCATCGTTTCCTGCCAAAATATACTTTCCAAAAGATTCGCCATCTAAGTCTAACAATATTGACATCTTATCATTTAAACTTTTCATATCAAGCAGCGTAGCTGCAATAGATGCAGAACCTACTAAAACGTCAACAACAGGAATTGCCATGACCGTTGATTTAATTAGGTTGCCTGCTGCCTTGGGTAAAAATTTGGCTATTTGTGGTAATTTTTCAAATGCCCCTCCTAAACCTTTAGCAGCGCGAGCTGCTGAGGAAGTCCCTCTTAGCGCATCTCTATCTATCCCATCTAAGTCCAAGTCTAAATTTTCAAAAAGAACTTGTTCACTCATTTTCTCTAATGTACTTATTAAATCGTATCTTTTATTTTTCATGTTTTAGCACCCTATTATTCTTAAATTAAACCTGAAAGTTTTTGCCACCTTCTTAAGTTAATTTTTGACTCTGCGAGATTATTAGGGCCTAAATCATCATCCGCATCGACGATTCTTAAGTGACTACCTCGTGTTGGTTCGGGCATATCTCCTGAGGAGTCTAAATCTAGAGGTGGAAGTCCTCCACTGTCAACATCTTCTATATTATCTGATTGCTGAAGACCATTCGAATCCTGATCATTTATTCTTTGCAAATCTTCCAGTGTCTCTATTTCAGGAGCAGGTAATGTAGTCATCTTTACTCCGCCGGCTTTGAGGACAGCTTCAGCTTCTATTAGATTGTCAAGTGCGTCAGCAAATATAGACCCACCTCCAAAGTATGAAACATATGTCGCTATTGTTGCTATCATACCTTTTAATCCACCACGTTGTCGAGCTGACCTAAACCAAGCAAGGATAGCTTGAGATGAACCGACAGATGTGTCTTCCAGAAAACCTAGTAGAGCTCCGGCAGCTTCGTCAAGCCCTAAACCAGGAATTGCAATGACTAGGGCTCTAACTAAATCTGATATATCTCCTTTTATTTCGCCAACTAACTCTTGCAAATCCGCAATGTCCTTAGGCGTCAAATCTTGCTGTTGTACCTTATCTATAATTGGTCTAATTATTTTATTTGATTTATTTAAATCATACGCATTTTTAGCCAAAGCTGCAGGAAGCATTACAATACCACCGACGTCACCGGTGTATTGATCTCCGAAAAATTGGACAACTGTTGTGATTAATTTAGCTATAAACTTATAAAGCATTTTCCCACCAAAGGAACCTTCTAGTAAAGTATCAGCAGAATGGTTACGTGTCAAAAATTCTATTTCATTAATAATTTGTTGGATTTGATCGTGCTGGTCTTGCCGGTCTTTGAGATTAAAAACAGTTTCCTGAAGTCTATAACCTCTATAATTTTTAACTCTACTATCTAAAATATTTTTCATTATATTGCCTCCGAGTATCTTTTATATATATTATGATAAAAAAGAAAAAGCCTGGGTAAATACCCAGGCTCGAAAACAATGTTGATAAATTAGTACTTAGCTCATGAGATCAGAAAAAGCATCATCCAAACTTGAATAACTTTTTCCTCCCTCTTCATTGTTATCGGTGGTTTTTTGGTTACTATTCCATTCAGAACCTGTACTTTCTGTCTCTTCTTCACCATTTAACCAGCTATTAATAATATTACTTAACTCGTCATAAGACTTAAGTCTAAAAATATCATTAATGTTTGGAATGCCCTCAACCCATTCTTTGACTTGTTTAGAGTCTTTAGAAAGTGCTGATGCCTTGCGAACAGGCAATACCTCAGTTTTTGCCCACTGTTGACCAGGAGCTTTTGTACATTTAATCTTAAGATCTGTACCGGTTTTAAGATCAGTGATATCACCATAGTCTTCGTCCATCATAAGTGATAGTAAAGACTGATATACTAATTTTCCAAACGACCAAATTCGTACACCTTCACCTTCTTCACCTCTTACAACGACAGGTGCGTATACACGCATTTTAGGATACAATTTCTTTGCCATTTCATAGCTTTCTTTTGTTCCTTCGTCGCGAAGCTTATTAATCAACTCTTGGATCGGGTCACGCTTACCGAATTGGCTTGGTGCAAGTAATCCTCGTTGACCTGGAATATTGTAGTAGAATTGCAATTCTTTAAATGGTTGTCCGTCGTTATCTGGAAAAGAAAGAAGTCTTACCTTGTATTCTTGTCCTTCTTCAGGCTTCCACATTACATTTCTGCTAGTGTTATTACCGCTAAGTTTGTCTAGTTTACGTCTGATCGCATCAAAATCAAGTGCCATTATTTCCTCCATTAATGTTTAACTTGTAATGTCCAATGTGCAATGTTTAAATTGAACTATAACATTATAGACAGCAATGAAAGAATTTATTAAAATAAATTAGCGATATGGAAAACTTTTTTCTCTGTTAAACTTTTGTCGCTTTTTTCTTTGTGTCCTTGTCTCAGGTTTCCCTTTAGCTGTATAACCCATGGGTGGTACAGGGCCTCCACCTCCAGCTATAGCACCTGAAAATTCATCTAATGGTTGCTCTTCTTCTTCATTAATATCACTTATTCTTTCCTTTGCGGTATTTGTGATTTTATCCATCTTCATTTTAAATTTACCAGCGTAATCAACATTTTCTTCTAATCTCAGTAGAGTTTCTTCTAAAAAATATTTTCTACCTTTTCTGACACGAGCGTTTAATATACAATCGTGTTCTTTGATTAAGTCAGGCTCTTCTTCCTCTTCATTATCTTCAACGTCTTCATATGCTAGTTTTGCCATAGTTGTTGCAAATAAACTGTCAGCATCAGCTCTAGGTGACATCATCATTCCAGCTGGATTATGTTTACCAGTCGGTGTTAATTCAGGTCTAAATGCACCCATACCTATTTCGTCAATATTACTCATAAATGTTATACTCCTGCATAACATAAATATTAACTAATAATTGTATATTCTATAGGAATAGCGATATTTGATTTTTCTTCTCTTATTTGAGTTTTTTCAAAAATATCTTGTACGTCTTCGTTGTGAACTTGGAATGTCATGCTGTCATGAATAAAGTAAACAGGCTTTATTTTGTTCTCTTTTTTGAATTGATTAAATGCTAAAGAACAATAATCTACTGTTGATGATTGTATCCAGTAATTGACTAGGTTATTATTGCTCGTAATAGGTCTTCCATAGTAATTAAGAACAAAACCATGTTCAGTAAATTCTTTATCTAGTCTATCTTTTAGCGCGTTAATTCCTAATTCTTCTTTAATTAGGTTAATTTTTGATTCTTTGAGATTCATAATTCTAGATATAGTTTTTGCATTTGCACCGTATATCATTGATAGAATTCCTCTTTTGACACTATCTCTATCTTTAAAGTCAATTTTATATTTTTCGCAAAGCCACAAGTAGACGTCATTGCCGGCTATTTCAAAACCTTGCGACTTTAAATAGAAAAAGGGCTCACACGACTTAAAGTCTAATTCTACTAGTTTCAAGTTTTTATTCTTGATCGTCAATTTTTTTCTTAAGTCTTTTTTCAGGGTTAGAAAATTAAATCCTTTTGTTATGCTAGTTCTACCGGTCACACCTGTGTGATCGTATGTTGGCTTTTCTAAAAGTTCATTGTCTAAGTAGACATCAGCTAAATTCAAGTAGCACATATTTCTGATAGGAAATATTTCTGAATGGTATGAGGTAACTAGTTTCACACTATCAATTATTTTTTGCTTAAGATATCTGTTGTATTCGTTTGTTTTAATGTTGCCCAGTATTTTATTATAGTCAACAATAGATTTTAAATTCAAGACACTGAAAAAATTTTTATAGTACTGATCTATAGTTAAAATGCTATCAAGATTCGAAAGCTTTCTAATTTTTGATAATGTATTTACTGTGATATCGATACCTTCATTATCGATATTAATTAATACTTTTTTACCGCTTGAAGAGAATTTTCCTTCTATGACGATACTCTTGATGATGTTTTTTCTATATTCATACATGTTTGTATAATATAGCTAAATATTTTAAATTTACACTATAAATTTTCAAGTGTGCTTTTCATCCTATCTTTAAAGCTAGAGATTGCGCCTATATTAGATGGAACTAACTGTACAGTTGTTGAGAAGTCTCCTTTATTTAAAGAATGAGAAACAGTTTTGACTGTATAAATGTTATCTAAGCTAGTATTTGTTCCAAAGTCTATAAAGATATTGTTACCTCTTCCTATCATAGGTTGACCTAACATGTTAACAGTTACTGTGTTCGGTAATGTTGTTATGCTTTCATATTCACTCTCGTAACTGTGTCCTTTTATTTGTCCGTCCCTAAGTTTACCATAGCTTTCAACAGCTAGAACATTACTTAATTCTCCTGACGTATTTGCACTAACTGATATATTTTTAACAGTCGACCCATTTGACCCGTATATGATGGTCGGGTATGATCTTTTCATTATTTGTTTAACAGCATTGTAGTTTAAATTGCCTAACTCTTCTTTTAGCACATCTATGTAGTTTTTACTGCCGATAAATTTATTGTTTGCACCTTCTACTAATGAACTGTGCAAAGCATATTTTGCCGGGTCTAAAACAGACTCTTCATCATAAATATGTACTCTAAGAATTGTTACATTATCTTTAAGTCCGTTTGTACCACTTTTGTTTTCTTGATATCGCTTACTTAATTGATAAAACTTGTACTCACTGCTATTTGGAGGATCTATTGCTTCCAAAACTTCAAAATCCATGGACAGATTAGGTCTGATAAACTTAGACTCGGCTGGGTATATATCTTTTAAATTATCGTTTTCGTATATATCAGTACATCTCTTGTGAACGCTTTTTTTAACTTCTGCTGTTTCTTGTTGTATTGCTTGCTTAAGCAGCTTGTCATAAGTCTTTTTCTTTTTTAACAAAGCGTCAGACTTGTTCTTATTTCCTTCTAATTTTAATTTTTTACTAGCTTTTTCTCTTTCTAAGTCCCTTTTTGCATTATTGTTTTCGCTAATTAATTTATAATCATTGCTAGTATCATCAGCCAACCTAATAAATTCCTCAGGCGGTGTAGATGGACTTAACAAACCTATTACTTCTGTTCTTTTATTGATTCTTTCCTGTATTACTTTGTTTTCGCCGTCTATGTCAGATATTTTCTTACTGATATCTTGTATTTCTTGTGATAACTTTTGATTTTCTTCACCTACTTTTTTAACAGATCCTTGAATTTCTTCATTATAAATAGCATCGGGATTTTCAGCTTCAATAATTTCTTGGACGTCCGGATCATCTGCGCCCATCCCTTCAATATTGCCTGACTTAGCTTTAGTTTTTATCAACTTAAGTTGTGTCTCTTTGTCATTACCTCTTAATGTATTTATATCTTTAAATATATCAGACAACCCATATGCAGAAATATTTCTATCCCTGACAATTTTTTCAATTAATTTAAAGAAAGAGTTGACTGATATATTGCTAGTTTTGTTCAGCTTATTATCAATAGCAGCTTCTAGTTTTTTAATGGGTATTGGTAGACTAGCTGTTGTGTGCACTCTTCCACCTGCAGCGTGATGATTAAGAGGATAAAAAACTAATTGAACTTCATCATATATACAAGATGATGCTAATGGGTGACCTATGAAATGGGAAATAACCTTACCAAGTGAGACAACATCTTCGCCTGTCTGTTCATAAAATTTAGAATTAAAGCCATCAGTAACAGTTGATTCGAGGTAAGGGTCTATACTCTCAGCAGATTTAATATCTTCTAGTTTACCTATCATTCTTGCAATCTGATCTTCTGTTTCTTCTTCAGCTGCCTTTATTTCTTTTGAGACGTCTGTGTCTGTATTAATTTTATCTCCGCTGGTAGTGCTATTGTAAAGTTCAACATCCGGAATTAATATATTTTTTACAATATCGACAAACTCTTCCTTCTCCCCTCCGTTTCTTAAGAAAGGAGATAGCTTGTCGTAAGCTTGCCAAGATATCGAAGAGTTAATAGATCTTGCGTTTCTAGAGTTTAATTTGATCTGTTGTCTTATTTCAGGAGCGTCCTTGATGTCTTCATTATTTTTTGTTAAGTCAGATGTTACTTTTTTAATATGATCTTCGATAACGTTAAGCGGTACCTCTGGTCCACTCCCGCAATGTATTTTGTCATTTTGTCTAAATCCGTAAGCAGCTAAATTAACGTCAATTTTTACTGTATTACCATCTGAAAACTGAAAGTCGGTACCAATAACTTGAAAAACGGATCGATCCTTTAATCCGTTTAAATATTTGCCGATAACATTATCAGAGTTGACGCCTCCCTCTGGGTGATTCCAACCATATTCAATAATTATTTTTGTTGTTGCAAATTGTGTACTTGATATAAGTGGCGCTAAATCTCTCATTCTAGATCGATCGTGCAAAGTCATTGACAAAGATCCTTTTTTTGAAGAAAGTAAACCAAACCCAGCACCTGTAATACTAACGTTCAAACTATTTAATGAAAGCATAGGTGTGATTGGGTCGAGTACAGGATCATCATTGTTATAATTTAAACTAAAAAGACTCACATTTTTTTTGTTTATATCAGCGTTAGCCATGGTTTGAGGCGCTGTGAATATATCCATGAAAGAAAATTTTGTCTTTTCGCTGTCTTGAAGATTTCTTTCTGATAATGTACTTTTACTGTTAATCGGTTTAATATTTGAAAAACCCACAGCGTCATCAAGCTCATATGTACCTGACCCACCTTTAGTAAATCTCATGTACGCTACTTGATTCATGTTACTTATTTTTTCCGAAGAATTACTAAAGTCTTGCCTCACAACTTCTATTTTTATATAAGGCGTGCATCTTGACATTTCAACTGGTGGTATTGCGTTGAAAAATATTGGTAAGTGTGATTTATTTCTTCCCATCACGGATGTTTTAGGGTGCCTCATCACAAAAGCTCCTAAACTTGGCCGGCCAAATCTACTACCTAAATTATCTCTATTAATGTGGACAATTCCACCTGCTTCAAAAGAGTTACCCTCTGTTGTCCATCTTTGTTTAGGAAGGTTATTGTCATCAAACTTGAGTTCACCTTTATCATTAACAACGTTCTTTTTTTTAAGTCCGGACTGAGTAGGAACTTGATAACTTATTATTTTATTCATTCTAAAGTCAGTTGGTGAACACGCTGTAAATATATTAGCCCCTCTTCCAGATGGTAAAAACATGTCGTGTTGTGTAGGTAAAACAATATGCATATACTTACCTAAACCTTCTCCTGCACCGGTAAATTCATCTGTTAAGTTTCCTGGAAAATTTTCTACTAAAGGAGAATCAAAGTAATTAGTCACATGTTTAAAGTATTTATCAGCAGTGTTACCACTTAACATGTCGTATATTTGATATGCGCCTGTAGTTCTGTCTAATATGCGACTGTATATGTGCTTCAAGAATATTCTTAAACCCTCATCTTCGTAACCTTTGTTTCTTAACTTATGTATTTCATTAGGTAGTGTCGTCTTGTTAAACAAAATAATGTCATTGTGAGACAGCCCTGTAATAAAACCGTCAAAGTCAGCTATCGCCTCTAAGAGGTTTTCATAACTTAAATTAAAATTAGTTATTTTATCGTACTTACCTTTCAAACTATGACTCCAAAAACTTCTGTAATATTATTTGGTATTCTTAAAATGGTGCCAGGTGGTACCTGTAAAGCATAACCAATGCCACTGGCAGCTGCTATGATCCACCATAATGAAGAGTCTCCATAATTTAAACCTGCTAAGTAGTCTAGTCTTTCACCCTCTTCCAGTATGTGTGTGTTAACGCTAATAAGTCCAAGCTCAGCTGCATTATATATTTTATAATTAACATTAGACTTACTTATAAAGTTTTGTCCCAGACTATTCTTACCCTGGGGTGAAAATGAATATCTATTTAGTGCCATAATCTACCTATTGTTTTCACCTTTTACTCTAGATGTATTCTTTCCGGCATTTCTAAAGTTAAGCTCTGCTGATCTACCGTCATCTGAGTAAACATCACCGCTAATGTTTCTCATAATACCTCCAACATTGTAAAGAGGCGCTTTATTATAACCACTATGGTCCATTCCAGGTGGTAAGTCATGAATAACATCAAATTGAAAGCTAATCTTACAACCTATCGGTGCCCGAGAATTAAAGTCAGTCTCCCATGGAAAATCACTTAACCAATCAAACTGAACAGATTTAATTACACCAGCTAATCCTCGGCCTTTTGTTGTATCAAAAGCTCTAACATAAGGATTAATCTCAGGTAACATAAAGAAACCTTCTTGTCTAAGAGTAAAAGTTCTAGCCCAATCGATTGTATCAGCCGGAATTCCTAAGTTCAATGCATTCTCAATAATTTTTCCTTGTGCTACAGCAGTATCAGCTGCACCTACTAAAGGATCAGATGCAACTAAACCTAAGCCTGTGTAGCTAGCGTTAAAAAGAAGTTTAGGATCCGGATATATATCTTCGTGTTTAACTATTAGAGATTCTCCTGAGTCTAACAATCCACTTGGAGAGGCAGGATCAACACACAGAACACGATATCCAATTTTATCAGACGAAAATTTATTTGATATATCAGAAAGTCTACCTTTTTCCACAACTCTTACTTTAATTTTTCTATTAATTAAGTACTTCTTGCCGTTTGTGCATAAGTAACCTAGGTTTACATTAGGTTTAAGATATACCTGACGTAAAGCGCCTAAGGAGTCTGTATCACCCTTAAAACCTAATTTTGGATTTGATGGATCTGTGTTAGGATCTACCAATTGATTCATTAATTCATTGACAGCTAATGGGTTTGCAAAACCGTTAATAATACTACCTTGACCAAATAAGTCTTCTTGGCTAGCTAAACCCTGCATGCTAATTTTTTTTGCAAAGTTTTTTGCAATTTTAACTTGAGAATTTGCTGATTCACCTGCTGAACCAAATGCTACGCTAATTGCTGATTGTGGACTTCCTGCGCCTAAAAGCCAAAGCTTTAAAATTACTTCTGTGTATATATCGTAAACTTTTTTAGATATTGCTGCAAATTTGCTAGTGCCGCCGTAAAGATAATCATCAGACATAGGGCTGACGTTGTTATCTCCTATACCGAAGACCCTAGACAAACCAAATCTAGAATAGTTTGATTTAACAATGTCTCCTATTCTTATTCTAACAATAGGTGAAGCTCCAACAACTTGACTAAAAGGCTGGTAAAATTTTGAATTATCAGCATTTGATACCATTGTTCCTGGGGTCCACTGAGGATATAGAAGTGTCACAAATTTATTTATCTTGTACCACATACTGTCAAAGTCTTCTTTATTAGTGGCATACATAGTAAAACCTACACTTAAACTTCTAGAAGTGCTTTGATATATCTGTACATCATCCATTCTGCCATAAGAAGAAACACCAGTGTAATTGGGTGTAATTGTATCAGTTAGTCGATCCAAAAAAGCTTTAAAAGAAACAATCTCATTTGTTCTAAGATCTTGTATATAAAAAGGAACATACTCAGCTTCGAGTTTGTCCTCAACAATTTTAACAACTTCATTAGGAATTCTATTGTAGCTTCCATCCACATCTATACCAGTATATGTATTTTCTACTAATTTAGATCCAAACATCGCTCTGACAGGACTTTCTCCCCTAACTGTGTTGCTTAATCTAGATGCAGCTCTAATAATGTTTACAGGTAAAAGATACATTGATGGACTAGAATCTTGATTCCAAGACAACTCATTTTTATACCTGCCATTCTTTTTTCTACTTTTACCCGGGATGGAATTGGTATCTGGTATTAAATCTACATCTCTAACATTACCAGCCTCGCTAGTGACACTGTTATTTGATAACAGTGATACATCACCTATGATTGCCATAGCATTAAAAAATTGTATAAATTTATTAGATTCAATTATATCTTTATAAACCAAAAATAACTCATTTGAATTTAAACTATCTAGGCCTGTTATATTGCTTTGAATATTGTCAAAAGACTTCAAAACAGATCGAGCTACCGCGATCCAAAAACCTGGGCTCTGAGAAATATTTTTACTATTTGCGATTGAATCTAAACTGTTAGACTCAAAAGGTTCTCCAAATATCTCTTTAATGCCTTGATTGACTGCTGAACCGTAATTGTGTGTTGTATTCGCTAGTAAATTGCTAAATACATTAAATTGTAACTTTGATGATTGAAGACTTCTTGATTTTCCCATAATATGCGAAAGTAAATCGCCTTCTGGATTAGCAGTCTGATATTCTTCACCTGACTTAATTAAGTCAATCTTATCAGCTTCTCTTAGTGTCGATATCAAGCCTTCATAAAAGATCTTACCTACATTTTTTACGGCGATCATTGATATGGCTGCTTGAATTTTATGTAATTTAATTGTATTTCCAGTGAACCTAAACTCAGAGTTATATGTAGATCCAAATGTTTTTGAGTTAATCGAGTCCGGGTCTGCGTTTATCCACTCTCCCCTATTGTCCCTAACAGAATTACCAGATATATCTTCTGGGAAACCTTTTGCGTTTTTAGGCCTGATTATATTAAAATCTATCTTTGTGAACCCAGAATTAACATCTAAGTTATTAGAAGTTAAATCGTTAATGCTAGCAATAACGTCATCAACATTATCAGATTCTCCAGGGGTACTTCCTGCTGAAAAACCTGAAGACTTAAGTAAGATTGATGCACCTATCTTTTTAATGCCGTCCAAATTGGTCTTGTTTAGATCTTTATCATATTGACCAAACTTATTTTGTATGACAACACTTCCCTCGTTAGAATCTTTTTCCATTTCAAATTGTTTAGGGTCGACAGGTTTCTCGGCAAAAGCTTTTGACTTTTCATCACCTACATTAGCAAATCTGTTATTTTTTAGAAACATCTGCTGTGTTGCCTTGACGATATCATTGTTTTCGCCAGACGGTGACACTAGTGTTTCTCCTTGCTTACTAAGAGGTCGTCCTTGTATTTCTTTTAACTTTTCTTGATTACTAAAGTTTTTACCAACCTTATCTATTAAAGTGCTCAGATCATCAAATTTACCACTGTTACTATTCTCGTTGAGCTTGGATTTAAGCTCTGTCCCTTGCGGCACGTGAACTTTTTCAAAACCTTGCAGATCTGCTAATACTAAGTCATCTCCTTTTTTTGAAGGGCTTGCTAATTCATTTCCTGGGTTCGGTAAAAAATCGTTATTAGCGTCTTCCATTATAAATCTAACATAATCACCTAGCAACCCTTTCAGATCGTTGTTAAGATCTAAGAGTTCTTCACCGGTGCCAGGATCTACACCGATACCATCAGGTGCCTCGGTTCGGACATATGTTATCATATCACTATTCGAACCCTTCTGATTTAAAAAATCTTTTAGTTTTTCTCTAGCCAATTCTATCTCCTAGGTCTTCTAAAATCATATTAACAATTTTTCTTGCTTGACTTTTATCTTTTAAGATATCACTCACCTTCAGAAGAGGATCGATATACTCAATTAACTCTTTAACATAAGTATCCATGACTCTTGTTTCTTCGTCGGTTAAATTTTGGCTTTTAATATAGTTGTTTATTTCTTCTTTAATAATGTCTTTCATAATTTTATGACCTAGTATCTGCAGTTATAATCTGTCCGTTTTTCAGTAGTACTTTGTATGTTGTGTCGGCTATCGTGTCACCGTCTAGATCGACTCTAAAGATTATCGGTTCTTCATTGTTTAGCTTTGTCATTAAAGTCTCGTGTTGCTGCTTTGAAGTTACTAGCACATCTAGCAACGTTGCTACTTGTTCTTGAGTTTTAAGATTAACGATTGCTTGTTGATCGACTACTTTCTGTATCGAGTTTGTATCGATAGCTGCAATTTCAACTTGCATTTCTTGTTTTATAGCGTCGATATTTTCAGGTTTATACTTATTGTAAAAGTCCTCAACTTCTTTTAACATTTTGTCTTTAAAGTCTTTGAGATTGTCTTCATATGTATCAAATAAAAAATCAGCAGCTGATTCACCAAGTAAATTTACACCATCAGTAAGGTTGTCGGCAAACACTGTTTTAGTCTGCTCAACCCCTATACGAATATCTGTGACTTCATTTCGAAACTTATCAAAGCCTTCCGGAAGTTTAAATTGCTGAATAGCCGCGTATGTTTGATTTGCCTGCGATCCTAACTTAAACATCTCGTCCCTACTGGAAACAATACCGGGTATAAATTTTTCATCCATAGCCTCTGCTGCTGTCTGAGCTGATCTAGCAAATTCGTTACCAAAATCACGTCCGGCAACTGTTAGCGCGTCCATACCTTCTGCCATAGCTGTCGATCCTTCAAGAGTTTCTTGATCAAAAGACAACTCTCCTTCTCTTAAAAAAGTTTTCATTTCTGTGACAGATTTTAAACCTAATTGCGAAGTTAAAGCTCGTGCTCGGGTCTTAGACATATTCTCCACGTCGATTCCAGCATCGAGTATTTCTTCTCTCATTCTAAATAGGAACTCTTCTTGATCCTCATTTGCTAGGTATGTCATTTCCATGGCATCCAATTGTATTCCAAAGAGTGTTGAGAGTTCACCCATTTTACCAGCCGCACTATCAAAATTCATAAACTGATCTGTCATTCTCTGAAAACTATTAAAGTCTACGCCTAACTGAAGTAAGGCAGCTGAGATTCTACCTGCTGAATCAACACCGATGTCACCAAATTTATCCACGTCACGCATAATGTCAACTATGCCCGTTTTAAGCTGTTTTGCTGCAATGCCTGTTGTATCTGACAGTGCCTTTGCTGTAGTACCAATATCACCTAAGATCTTGTCAGAAGCTTCTCCTGTAAATGCATATTGTCGTTCAAGTAAAGTTGAAACATCACGCTCAACAATGCCTAGAGTCTGTGCAAAAAATGTTATTTTTTTGGCTTCTATGTCATTAATTTCTTGAATTATCTTAGGGGTATCAGATCCTACTGCTTCCATAATCTTGCCAAACTTTTCAGCTGCAGCTGTTGCAGAAACAAAAAAGTTGTACATCGGATCTAAGTTTGAACCGTAACCTTCTTTAAAAGACAACTCAGAGGATTCCTGCATTGTGTTAGTGGCGTCCACCAATATACTTTCAAAATTTTCAACATACTGCTTGGCATCACCGGCAATTTTAAGATGACCAGTTGCCATATCCATAGAGATATTACCAAAGATCTCTCTTGCTGACATTATGTAGTCTAGATCATCTGCAACGATTTGTTTTACCATGTCATTTTGACCTTGGATGGCTTTACCAATAAAATCAATGGCACCGACAAGTGCTGAAGGGATGGCCTCACCTGCTGGGCCTAATTGTTTCGCTAGTCGCTTCATGTATTCTGACGAATCAAATTTACCTGCACCGGGTTTAGTCGTTGTCGTTGTGCTTTGAGATGTAGTAACATCTGAACTCGATTGAGAAGGGGAACTAGCTCCCAATGCTGCTCTCCTCTCACTTGCTGTCATACCTCCGGTAAAGCCTAGAGACTCGTCCATTCCTGCTTTTACTGCCTTTGTTAAGTCTTCAAGACTAATTTCTGCCATATTTACCTCTCATATATAATAACTATCTGCTATTTAAGTTTGTTATTTATTTGAGATTCAAACTGAGCAAACTTATCTAAGTTTTCACTATTGCTAGTCTTGCTGCTATTTTTAGCAGATTCTTGCAATTGGTTTCTTTCTTCAAAATGTCGTGCAAGTCTATTTAAGTACCAATGTCTATATCTTATTGGTAAGCTTTTGACCTCTGAATATGACATGTTGAGGTGCATCTGGAGCAGAAAAAATTCTTCTAGAATATTTTCGCGCCAGCTATGTACTGGGCCAAAAAAATTCAGAGGTCAGTGGGAGGTCTATCTTATTTTCCCCACGACAATTGTCACAATTATAATGCCAGGTCATGTCAATACCTGGTTCATTTTCTTTCATATGAATTCTAAGGCGTCTAGAATCTAATGCCGGCATATTTCGTATAAAATGTGTAATTTTATTTTTATCAGTGATGCCGTCAACTGACACTATTGATCTCTCTAGAAAAGAAGTAACTTTACCGGGTGTTTGCATACCTAGCTGTTGTCTTCTTTTGTTTGTTATCTCTTCTTCATTTTCATCATGACCGGTCGAAAATTTGTAATGAACTATTTTTTTAGTCACAGGTAGTTCATATTTAAATAAATTTTTCCCAGGTTCAATCGGTTGATCCTTTAGTCTCTTGATTCCTAGTTCAGATAACTGAGCAACTACATTGTTTTTAGAAGAGCAATGTTGACATGTGTGTGTCATTTTATAATCGCTTCCATAACCAGTGATTCTCACAGATACTAAAAGAGCATTTCTATCTCCAACAATTAAATCGTTGACATCGAATGTTTTATCTACCAAACAAGAACTAATTAGCTTCTGAATTACTGTCCCGTCTTTTATGTAAGCTTGACTAGTTAAAATATCTTCTTCTTTAGCAGTCATTGCTTTGATCTGCAAAGTTTGACGATTAAATAAAGTTAAGTCTGGATTATACAGAACACCTTCTGATGGGAGTGGTATTGACTCATAAGGTACTTCCCAATTAAATTCATTTTTCATAATATCATTAACTTTATCTTGCATGTATTGCCTCCCATAAACTAAAAAACTCCTGTAATTATACAGGAGTTTATAGTAAAAGTTAATTAATTATTTAATTAGAATTGCAGTACACAATTATCAACTTCTAATGTCAAACTAATTTTCATTAATTCATCACCAGAATAAGTTAAAGCACCAAAAGTTGCGTTTGTTATGATTGCACCCTTGATATCCCACAATTCAACAACTGTACCAATTGGATCTAACATCTTTAACTGTAGATCACGCTTATAAAAATCAGCATAACCTGCACGACCGGACACTGACTCGTAGTGAGTTCTAATCCACTCCATCACTTGTTGTGCACCGGAAGGCGCGATAGGGTCGTGAAGTTCAACTGAAATGTTACCCCACTTAACTTTACCGTTTGATATCATTCGATAACTATTAATAAACTTAATCTCTGTAGCATTAATTGTTGCATCTGGTCTTTTTGTTGACATCACTAAGAATGAGTCAATACCTTCTATAGCTAGAACCCATCGGTAGCCTCTTTTAGGTTCAAACTTATTTGGTAGCATATCTGTGACTGATAGGGTTTCTGCCATTTTATTCTCCTTTTATATTATTATATATCTAGTAATTAAATATTTGAACCTGCATTTGTTACAACAAAGTCCAAAGCAACAAACTCAATTGAGCGTGTTGGTTGTAAGTAAATTTTCCCGCGTATAGTGTTGTTTTCAACGTCAGCTTGAGTTGTAGTACTAGTATCAATAACTGCTTTGTATCTTTCAACACCGCTCTGATCTTGCACTCTTTGTAAAATAGGATTAACTAAGGAAGTGAATTTTTCCAGTGTTTCCTCTCTGTTAGGCTCAAACAACAGTGTATTAGCAACAGCCTTTACTTTCCTTCTAACATCAATCAAAAGTCTTCTAACATTAATTCTGTCTAAAGCAGAATTTGCTGCTTGTAGCGTTTTTTGACCCCAAATTGTGATTCCTACACCTGGAAAATCAGCAATTGGATTAATGTCTGATTCATAAAGATCATCTAGATTTGTTCTATTTAGTCTAACAGACGCCATTTCTACCGTATTTAAAGCACCTCGCGTGAAACCTGCTGGTGCATACCATGGATGTGCTACTCTATCATTTAAAGAGTATGCGCCTAAGACGGATACTGAAGGAGGAACTTGAACTAATGTTCTTGTGTCCGGATCCTTGATAACCACATCTGGGAAATAAGCAGCTGCAAAAGAAGTATCTAGTGATCTATTTTTAAACGAAGTGACTGTGTTAAGAACGTGAGGAGTCTGAAGTGATGATGTAATAACAGCATTTGTTTGATCTCTTTCTTCAACATCCATAATAAACATGGCATCAAACCTATCTTCAATTTTCTGTATTGCATAGTCTGTTACGGCGGCGTGTCTTATACCAGGTACAGACAGTAATTGGACGTCGACGTCTGTTTTAGATGACATCACATCAATTGCCTTTCTATATGCTGCTACTGTGTTGTCATTCACACCGTCTGCGTTAGTGTCATCCATTTCTCTTTTAACAGCATTATTTTCTAAGTTATATCTAGACTCGTTAAAAATGTTGTTACCGTTAAATCCACCTTGAGCCATAAAAGTAAACTTAGCAAATTTAATATTACCAACTTTTTCCAAGTCTGTAACTTTAAAAGCGCGTGTCTTATTAGCATCATTGCTAGAAATATTACCACCTCTAACGTAAGAAGCACTAAGCCAGTATTCAGGGTCAGCATTTGTATCAGAACCGGTTCTTACTAAAATATTCTCTAGAGAAAATTTATTATTATTGAAAGCATCAGCTGAATTACTATTCTCTGATAAGAACTTAAGCTCATCTTTTCTGTGTCCTGGGAAATGTTTTACATAAGTGTTGAAAGAATTATCAAACAAGCCTTGTAAGTTAGGTTGTGTGGGTGACGTTTTTCTAGAAGTCTGGATGCCCCAGTAAAGTCTTGCGTCTGATCTCTTTTGTATACCTGTGCCTAACGCTATTGTTTTTCTGTGCGGGATAGGCGGTTCAACTACTTCTTGGACAGCCGTTGTCTTTGTAAAAACAGAAGCATCAGGAACATTAGACAGTATTGATCCACTAGTAACAACATGACCAAACCCTCTATAACCAAACGGAAGTGCTTCTTGTTCTTCTGTTCCATTATCAACACTTGCAGCCATCTCAACTCTTATGTATTTAGAAGAAACAGGATGACTTCCTTTAACTATAATTTTTTGACTAGAACTAGCAGCATCAAAATTATAATAGATGTTCTGATCTCCGATTACTCTAGCGATATACCTATCTGAACTTGGATCTAACGAAAGACCTCTAAAAGATTCTAGGACAATAGGTTCTTCATCTGTATCATTAAATCTTCTTACTAGTAAATCAAATGTACCAAACTTATCTAGTTCAGACCTAGACTTTCTAATATTTTCAATTGAGAATTTAAACTTATTACTTACATTCTCTCCGTCTGATAAGAGATGGATTCTAAATAAGTTTTTATTAACTGATCCAAATTTTTGAGAAATTACAAAAGGTGTCTTTGCATGCGTAAATCTATCTTCAAAATTCTCATAGTTTGGTATCGTTGCATTACCGGTATTTCTATCTAATGATGATGTCAAAAGAAAAGATATGTCTTCTTTGGCATCAGTTTGTGTTTTAATAATACCGCTACCAGTCACAACTGCTAAGTCTGGGTATATATCATAACTTCCATAAAGTAAGTGACCTTCTTCTTCAATTTTAAGTGGATCTCTGTTAAAAACATTGGCAAAGTAATTAGGTGCAGTCATGTCAAAAGAAGCAGTAACAGCTGTCTTTTTAGAAATGACTGAGTTACTATAACCGTTCATTAACATCACAAATTCTTGACTGGCCAAATTAACTGACCCTGTCAAGTCACCTTTTTTATTGACTGTAGCTCGATCAGATTTAGAAGGCGCCGTGTTTGCAGCTTGAGCATTACCGCTTAAATGCAAGATGACACCACTCGGCGCAAGAAGAACCCCTCTGAGAATTGGAGCTGATCTTGAAGCTGTGATACCTCCGGCGAGTGTGACGCTAGCTGCACCACCTGCAAGTAGTGAATTTGCTCCCATGGCCAAAGTTATACTATTACCTGCGCTTCCTACACTAGTTGCCGCTGTGATTGTAATTGCATTTGAACCAGCATCAGTCGCTGTAATACCTTGGACACCAGCAGTTCCATTTGCACTTGGTGCTAAAGTTACTCTACCGTTTGACGTGCCGTTAATTGCTGCAATAATTGCAGCTTGTAGATCAGCTTTACTTGGTCCGGAACCAATACCAATACCGATTATATTTGCGTCATCAACTGCGTCTCCTGTTGCATCGCTACTAGTAAATTTAATTGTTGTGGTTCCTTGACCGCCGGCTGCTGTTGGAACAGTAAAGACTATTGTATCGTTGTTTTGCGTAGTTGCTGTGTCTGTGTCCAGAGCACTTGCTAAAAGCGCTGGTTCGACACCCACAGGCGCAGACTGAATTCCTGCATCACTAAATATTGTTGATCCAAGTGACTCCGACATGAAACAGCCTAAGAAGTAAGTTCTACCTTCTACTGCGCCAACTCCAGGAGTCGCAAATGGATTGTTGCCGACATTTCCGTTTGCTTGAACTGTTTGATTTCCAACAACAAAACCCGCGTTATTAACATTACCTGTTTCTGAATTTCTTTGTTTTCCATCCCCGGCGCCTAAAACTCTCATATAAGTAACAGCTTGAGCATTAGCCAACCATTGACTCACAGCTAAAGGACCAAATTTTT